GACGACGTCGTTCTTGAACTCCGCGTGGATCGACTCCTCGATTCGGGGGCCGATCGTCTTCAGGCCGAGCCAGAAGGTGGACGGATCCACCAGCATCAGGTCGCCCGTCGTTCCGACCGCAGGGAGACCTTCCACGTACAGCACCGGGCGACCCTTCAGCGTCGCGTAGGGAGACGAGGCGAGTCCGCCGGGCGGCATGTAGATCGGGAAGACGCCCGAGCCAGTCGCCGTCAGCACGTAGCTCTGGAACTCCGTTTCGAGCTGGGGATTGGCGAGCCACACCGCGTTCTGGCGGTGCTGCACGAGCATCGAGCCCCACATCGACTGCACGTTGTCGACGTCGGGAGCGGAACCGGCCGCAGCGCCGCTGGTCTTCGCGATGGCGACCTTGGACGGAGCAGCCACGAACGCGGCGAGCGCCATCGAGTGGAGCTTCCACGCGAGCTTACGGCCGAGCTTGTTGGTGATGTACGTCCCGATGTTGGCAACGTCCTCGAGCATCTCGCGCGTCACGCGGACCAGCGCGCCCTTCTTCGCCAGGGTCACGTCGACCGAGGTGAACGCGGACTTCTGCTCGGTCAGCGCGCCGCCCTCGGCCACGTCCTCGGCCGCGATCGACGACGACCAGTCGGGATCCTCGTCCGTCGGGACGGTGATGGAGTTGCTGTTCGTGTAGACGATGTCGCACTTGCCGTGGACGAGTTCCGGCGGGGCGAGGAGCGTCTGGAGTTCCCGCTTGTCGACCGGGAGGATCAGGCCGCCGTCGGCACCCTGCGCCTCCTGGAAGATGTCGGACGCGGTCGCGGCGAGCCGCTGCCGGTCGTTGTACGGCAGGGCCGCGATGAACGCGCCGAGCTTCTCCTCGCGGCTGCGGGCGACGGGCTCGCCGCCCGTGATGCGCGGACCGGGCTGCGTCGGCTTCACGTTGCGCGGGGCCGGGGCCTCCAGCGTCGCGTTGATCCGCTCGACCTTCTCCTGCCGATCGATCTCGGCGGTGAGGGTGTCGAACTCCGCGGTGAGGGTGTCGAACTCCTTGTTCTGGTCCTCGTTCCGCTCCGCCATCGCGACGAGGACGTTGATGCTCCCCGCGACATCGTTGCGCCGTTCGATCAGCTTCTCTCGCTTCGTCATGGTGCGTGCTTCCTTTCAGGATTGCGGCTTGGTTCCCGGCTGGCCGGGTTCCGGGTTGCGGCTGGCCGCGCCCCGGCGTTCTCTTGCAAGCTGTGCGTTGATGCGTGCAGCGGTGACGTGACGGTCGGTGATCGCCGCAGCGCGCTTCGGGGCGGGCTTCTCCTCGCCCTCGATCGCATCCGCGAACCCGAGTTCGACCGCCTGCTCCGCGTTGAAGTAGGTGTCCCCGGCGGCGAAGAAGGCGCGGATCTGCTCGACGGACAGTCCGGTGCGCTTCGCGTAGATGTCCGCCATGGTCCCGTTCGCGCTGTCGATCACCTCGGCCTGCGCGCGGAGATCCTTCGACGTTCCGTACCGCCCGCCGCGCGCCTCGTGGATCATCAACTGCGCGGCGTGCGACATGCGGAGCGTCTTCCCCGCCATCGCCACCACGGATCCCGCCGACGCCGCGATCCCGTCGACCACGATCGCGAGATCGTGCGACTCCGCGAACCGGGCCAACTGCGAGTAGATCGCGATCCCCTCGATGAAGTCGCCGCCCTCGCTGCTCATGTAGAGCGTGACCGCCTTCGCTTCCTTCACCTCGTCGAGCACCGCGGCGAACTGGGCCGCGCCGTAGCCGCCGAACGCCTCACCCACGTTGCCGTAGAACTGGACCGTCGCGGATGCGTCCTTGCGCGCCGCGACAAGGCGCGAGTCCTCGCGCGGCGCGAGCAGCGTCACGATCCGTCCGTCGGGCAGCACGTTGAATTGGGGGACGCTCATGCCGCGACTCCGATCAGTTGCTCGACCGTCTTGGAGGGATCGGCGCCGGCCTCTGCCTGTGCCGCCAGCGCGGCGAACTGGCCGCCAGTGATGTGCTCCGAAAACGCCGCGAGATCGGCGGACAACTTCGCGCGCAACTCCTCGCGCGCTTCGGCCGTCTTCTCCTCGCCCACGTCCCGGACCCGCGCCACCCAGCGGCGGCGGTGGTTCTCGAGCGCCAGCGCAACGCCGGCCCGCAGTAGCGCCACGGTCTCGCCGTCCACCTCTTCCTCGTCGGCCGGATCGGGCGGCTCGGGCTTCGCGGGAACGACCGCGGCGGGGGCCGGAGTGGGCGGGTTGATGACCTGCTCGAGCGGCTTGCCCTTCAGCATGAGGACGTCGCCGTTCGGCTTCGAGTCCCGCCCCTCGTCGGCCCGAGCCTCGTTCGGCGTGAGTTGCGCGGAGTCGATCAGGATCGCCCGGGTCTCGGCGCGCTCCTTCTCGTTGCCGCGCGTCAGCCAGTTGAGGTCGATCGAGACCTCCGGCCATGGCGAGCGTTGCGGGCAGAGTTTGTACGTCACCTCTTCCTGAATCCGCCGCCGCCAGGAACTCAGGCACGTACGGACAAACATCTCGAAAAACTGCGTCGTGTTCGTCCCGTACCCCTGCGCGCTGATCGCGAGCGAGAGCAGGACGAGCGGAACTCCGAACACGCGGGAGATGTCCTGTACGCTCATCTCCCTGGACTCGCGGAGTTGGCTTTTCTCGGCGTCGGTCGAGGTCGAGACGTACTCCCCGTCCCCTTCCAGCACGCCCGTTCCGTGGGCCTTCCGTCCCCCGTGCTTCGAGGACCATTCCTCTTTGAGACGCTCCCGAACCTTCGGATCCGTGATCGCGGTCTTGAACTTCAGGTAGCCCGAGATCACGCCCGCGTTTTGGAAGAAGCTCGACGCGAAGCGCGCCTGCGCCACCGCGAGCGAGATCGACGGCGACGCGCGGTCGACGAGGCTGTCCCCGTTCAGCCCGGAGATCGTCGGGGCGCGCACGTGGACGACGTCCGATCCGCGCAGGTACGTCTCATCCCCGCCCGGCTGGCGGTACTGGTAGAAGAGGTCCCCGCCGTCGGGGCGCAGGAGCGTGACTCGGTCGTACTCGAGCGGCCACAGTTCGGAGAGCTTCCCCGCCCCGTCTCGGTTGATCCCCCAGTACCCGGACCCCGACATGATCGCGGAGGTGACCAGCGCCTCCTTGATCGCGCTCGCCGGCTGATCGTCGTTCGGCCGGACGTTCAGCTTGTACCAGAGGTCTCCATCCCCTAGGCTCGTGCGCTGATCCTTCTCGCGCACGGCAACGTCCCAGTTCGCCGCCGCGAGCGGGTCGACGATCTGCCGGATGCAGGCGTACACCGCGGACTCTGACAACCGCTCCTCTTGCGTCAGCCGCAGATCGGGATCGACGTAGCGTTGCAGCCACATCCCATACGTCGGGGCCTGGGGCGGCTTCACCGGACGGCGCCGCGGGGCCGCGGCCGTGACTCTTCGGGACAGCCTCTTGCGCGGTTGGGCCATGGCTAGTCGATGAACCAGACCTTTGGCTGCGAGGGTGCGACGCTTACGATGCAGCGCGACAGCGCCATGGTCGCCGCCACCACGCCGTCGATCCGGCCCATCGATTTGTCCTTGGCGGGTTTCAGGTTGCCCGCGGCGTCGGTGTCAACCGCGACGTTCGAGACGCAGTAGCGAAGGATCGGGTTTCCGCCGTGACGCAGGCGCTTGGAGAAGATCCGCGCCTCGAACTCCTTGAACGGCTCAGACAGCGTCTTGTAGCCCTGCCGGCATTCGACCATCGTGAAGCCGTCGCCGCCGAGTTGCGTCGCGATCTGTGTCGCGCCCCACGGGTCAAACGCGATCTCCTGGATGCGGAATTTCTTGCCGAGTTCGTTTACCTCGGCCCGGATGAAGTCGTAGTCCACGACGTCTCCGGGTGTCGTCTTGAGCCAGCCCTCATCGGCCCACTGCTGCCAATACCGCTGGCCCTTCTTGCCGTAGTCACCGACCGTGGACTCCGGGAGCCAGAATCGGCACAGGAGCGAGCAGGACCCGTCCTCGTGCGGAAACAGGAGCACGAGCGCCGTAAGGTCGAGTTTCGTCGCGAGGTCCATCCCAGCGAAGCAGTCGCGACCGGCGAGATCGTCCTCGTTGATCCGGGTCGCGTCGCAGGCGTTCCACCGCTCGATCGGGATCCGTCGCGTGACCTGACTCGGCCACACGTTGAGGTGCAGGCGCAGGAAGTCGTTGAGGAACGACGGCTCCCGCTTCGCCTTCGCGGCCTGCTTGGCGAGGTAGTCGAGTTTCAGCGATACGCCAAGGTTCGGATTCGCCTTCCACCATGTCGCCGGATCGAACGGGTCGTCGCCCTCGTCCGCGGCGTAGATCATCGCCAGCGCGGAATCGTCCTCGACGGTCCCGTCCAGCACCTTCGTTGCGACGTTGTGGTGCTGCCAGCCGACCGACTCGGGATCATAGGTCCCGGCCGTGGTGATCTCGAACGTCATCGGCTGGCGCCGCGCGCCCATGGCCGTGTCGAGCACCGCCGACAAGGCGTGATCCTTCCATGCGTGGACCTCGTCCCGGAGATCGCCGGAGGGCGATAGCCCGTCGAGCGTGTTGTAGTCCGCGGAGAGCGGCTCGAACTTCGACCCCAACCGGTCACACGAGAGGTTGTGCCGCGACACCTTCACGAACCGGCGGAGTTCCGGCGACGCCCGCACCATGGCCGACGCTGCCGAGTGCAGAATGAGTGCCTGCTCCCGCTTCGTCGCCGTCGCGTAGATCTCCGCGCCCGGTTCGTTGTCGCCGACGAGCAGGTAGCAGCCGACGCCTGCCGCCTTTTCGGTCTTCCCGTTCTTGCGCGGTTCCTCGTCCCAGATCGAACGGTAGCGCCGGAAGTGGTCGGCCCGCTTCCACCCGAACGCCTGACGAAGTTGCTCCTTCTGCCACCCCTCGAGGAGAAGCGGTTGACCGGCCCATTCGCCCTTGTGGTGTTTGCAGTACCGCTCGATGAAATGGATCGGGCGCTCCGCCGCGACGGGATCGAAGTAGAAGCCCCGCGGGTGCCCCTTGCGCGCAAGCGCGAGCTCGCGCTCGTTCCGCTCCGCGGCGAGCCGCTCCCATTTGCCGATCGGGCGGACGGGAGGAAGGCTAGCCAACCTTGCCCCCCTCGATCGCCTTCAGGCCGGCGCCGAACAGGAACCCCTCGGTCGCGTCCTCCTTCGGCCTCTCGGGGACCTTGATGCCCTGCCGACCGCCGATCGAGAGCCCGAACTCCGATGCGAACTTCCGCACCGCCTCCCAGTTCTGTCGCGCGATGGCCGCCGCGGGGTTGACCTGGGGGCCGTACGGCGTCTTGATGATCAACCCGTGCTTCTTGAGCGCCTTCTCGGCCTCGACCGCCCGCCCGTACGAGCAGCAGTAGCCCTCAAGCACCGCCCCGTCACCCGCGGCGATCAGCCCGTATTCCACGAGGAAGTGCGCGACACGGTCCCACTCCTTGCGCGCACCCGCCGTCAGGTACTCGGGACGCTCCGGCATCGCCGGGGGCGCATCAACCACCCCGGAACGCTCCCGGTCGGGCCGAAACGTGCCCTCCAGACGCTTCGCGGCGTCCGGCTTGCGGGGGCGGCCAATCCGGCTCACGCAACCCCCCCGTTCGTTTGTTTTGACGAACTCTCGCCAAACG